ATTTTTCTCTGCTAAATCCATAGTCTTTAGTTCTAAGTCCATAGCCTCTAAAGAACGAGCATAAATCGAAGTCTTATCATAAGCGGGTGTGTCAACGATTGAAACATCATATAAACGTTCAATCTTTTTGATAGTTCTTTTTGGAATATCACCATCACGATTCCATTCCTGTTCACTCACAACAAATGCAAAGCTCATTTTATCCAACAAGCCTGATTTGACCATCTTAAAAATATCTTGATTGCTTTGAGTATCAAGTAACTCAGCTCTAACCTTTAATCCAACATCATCACTTGTTAATGTAAGTGAACCGTTTTTAGTTCGAGCAATGATTAAAAATGAGTCCATGTGGTTATACTTCATTGGCACATCTTTGATTGCTGCATCAGTGATAGCACTTCTACTAATACTTTCGATAAATCCATACGATTCATCACCAATTAAAGTGGGCTCATCGTAAACAATCGCATAACCTTCTAAGATCATCTTGTCATCAGTTTCTTCTAGCCTGACTTCTGCTATTCTGGTTTCTTTCTTCATCGTTTTTCAACCTCCTTAGGTTTTGCTACTTGTTTTTCATACACATATTCAAGTTCATTATCCTTGTATGAAAACTCACTAATCTTGTGTGTCTTGCAAAAGGCTTCAATCGTATTAATCTTTTCTTTTTGTTCTTCTAATATCGTATTTAATACATCTTTTGAAACCTTACCGTTAATTGTTACCTTCATTTAAATCATCCTTCCCTACTTGATATTCATTTGCCTTAGTAGCATCGACGTAATTAAGTGATTGTAATCTTCTATCACCATTTTCTACTGGTTCAAGTCCCAACAACCCTCTTGATTCATTGAGTGACATAATACCTAACCCCATGAGTTTTTCAATTGCTGTAACCTTTGTGTTCCAGGATGCGTATTGAAGTCTTTCACTGTAAAAGATAATCTCTTCACCACGCATGATTTCATTTTGAGTAAGCAAGCCTAAAGAAAAAGCCTCAGACATTTGAATGGCTAAAGGCTCGATGGTTTGTTCATAAAATGAGTTGAACTCATCTTCTGTATATTTGGAATGAAAGATTGGAACTGATACACCAAAGTAATCTAGGATTTTCGATTGTAAAAACTCTAAGGTGTCTTTATCAATTAGCTTTGGATCTGTTGTTAAAGGTACATAATCACCTTTTAAATCGACAGGAATAATTGAACTGCCTTTATTTCTAATGGACTCTTTGAGTATCTCGTTAAATGAATCAAGTTGTTTCTTTTTGTCAGTTTCACTTAACATGGCACTCATTTTGAGTAGTCCTTTGATTTGCATTGAACTCTTAAGAGCATTATCGATACCTTGAAGCACATTCTCATTTATTTGAATTGTTTTTAAGAGTGCTTCTTGGTCACCTTTACAACTTGATCCACCAAAGATCTGATTCGTATGATAAAACCTTTTAATGTGAATTATGTTCTCATATGGAATCGTGAAGGATTCTTCTCTATCAAAGCTGAACTTTAAATAGTAACTACCACCTGAATCTATGATTGGTTCAACAATGGATGGTTTAAGCGGATAAAGAGCTTTAATTTCACCGGTTGCACCATCAAACATTGGATAGATAAATGCATTGTCGTTCATAAAGAGTGTTGTAATAACCATATAGATAAATTGATAAGGAGTCATAACCTCATTTGGTTGGTGCTTTAAAATAAAAGACAGTTTGCCAGATTTCTCCGTAACTGTCTTATCATTTGCTTTCTTTATGTATCTTGGTTTTAGTTTTGCACACTGACTTGCTATCCTATCAATCGCAATCTTTACAACATCTGATTTTGAGATGTTATTCCCAAAATTTGTAAGTGGTAGATTAATTTCATTTACAAATTTAAAGGACTCATTTGAGCCCTGTTTTTTCTTTCGTTTAAATATGGCCATAGAGACCTCCTGTTAATAGAACACTAATAGCGTTCTGTAGCTTATCCTGTATGTGCAAAAAGTTCACCAATTTTTACCATTTACAATAATTAACGTAAACTTCCTTCTATTCTTTCTATGTCTTTCATAATATTGGATTTTCTGACATTCAAAATATAAACTTTTCGCTCTAATTCCGATAGTTGGTTTTTAATAACATTAAGCTTTTCTTGTAACTCATTTGCAACTTTTTTCGAACTAGAATCGTCCTTGATTCTATTTTCTATAATAGATAAATCACTCTTAACATTTTTTATGTTCTCTAATTGTTGGGCAATTTCTTTATCAACTTCAAGTACTTCACCTTGTTTTTCAATGATCAAACTTTGATTTTTTTTGTATTTTTCCAAAAATCCCATATCGAACCATTCGATGTGACCACATTTGGTACATATATAGTGCTCGATGTGTACGTTTGGTTCATAAGATCGCTCAACAGCAAAAGGTATACCTTCTCGATGTATTAATTCTTGTGAATCGCATTGTGTACATTTCATTTTCAAGACCTCCAATAATGAATATAATAGCATAATAATGTTAATTATTCTATTTCGTTATGTTTTCATACTCAATCTTATACCTATTTAATACCGCATACGCAATGATAAGTGCTACAGCTCCATCAATTCTTTTATACTTACTTCCAAGCTTTGATGGTTGAATGTTACCGTTAATATCAATCTTAGCTTGAGTGTTTGCTAGATTCCATTTCATAATTGGATTATTGTTGTAGATCACATTACCATTTTTTAGATCGGCTTCTAATTGTTTCATTGGTTCTGATAAAGAATAAATCCCTTGTCTGACTTTCTCCATTTCAAAACCTAAGTCTTCCATTTCTTTAGTCCAATACTGACTATTCCAAGGATCATAACCAACCCATAAAGGTCTAATCTCATAGGTTCTTATCATCATTAGAAACCACTGTGTCACAAGTGTGAAGTCATTTTGATTACCTTCAGTTACAGTAATTAATCCTCTTTGAACCCATATATCATATGGCACGTTATCCTCTTCTTTTCTGCGTTTAATAACTTCACTTGGCATAAAGAATTGTGGTATAACATACTTCTTAGCATCTTTGATTAGCAGCAAGAGTGCAACTGTAAGGTCGGTGGTTGATGATAAGTCAACACCTCCAATGGCGTAACTATTTCTTAGCTCATTTATATCATACGTTGCTTCATTGTTTAGATCATTATAAGTTAACCATGATCCTTGTTCTAATTGCTTAACGTTGAAGTCTTTACAAAGCATCGTAACTCGTGTTGCTAAGTCATGCCTAGATTTATTCATCAAGTCATCTAAGTATGAATATGTCTTAACAGTCCCGATGCTCGGATTACTTTTTTGCCATGTACTCTTATCTTCATATATTTCATTAATTGAGTCTTGAGTATATAACCAGGGAAGTACTCGTTCATCACTGATCTCCCCCTTGATCATCTTTCTAACATAATCAAGTTTACTATCTAAGAAGCCACCTACTGTATTACCTTCAGTTGTAATAATAAAAATCAGCGGTTCCTCTTTAGTTGATTGACTTTGTTTGATGGCATCATAGACTTTACTATCAGTCATTTCATGAACCTCGTCAATACAACCAACCTCTATATTGTAGCCATCCTTATTTCTTGATTGTGCTGATAGTTTCTTTATTTTGTTTTTTGTTTTTGGTGAGTAAATGTGAAAGATATTCTTCTTACTTCTTTTTTCATTCGATAGAGCTTTTGAGCCTTCTCTCATGTTGTTGATTTCTTCAAACAAAATGTTAGCTTGTTCAGATGTATTAGATGCACATACAATATCAACACCACCTTTAGATAAGAAAAACTCAGCTAAGTCAATGCCTGCAATAAATGTTGTCTTACCATTCTTTCTGGCAATCAACAATAAGACCTCATTAAACCTTCTTAAATTGGTGTCTGCCATTTTAAATCCATATGCCGTTTGAAGTACTGCCTTCTCCCATAATTCTAGTATGAATGGTTCTCCGTTAAATGGACTTTTAGTATGTTTGCAGAAAGTTTCTATAAACTCGATTCGTATATTTCCAGGACGTTCATCAAAAGTGTATCTAGGATTATCCATATCTTTAATAAGTGATTCAAGGACTGTTAGTAATTCTTTACCAACTTTTATTTTGCCCTTTTGAATCTCATCGTAATACATTAATAAATAGTTCATTCTGACATTCTGCCTATGAACTTGTCAAACTCATCATCTTCATCAATAATGTTTTTACCCATTATGGAATTAAGTGTCTTTATTACAGTTCCATATGAATTAACTAGTTTTGTGTAATACTTCGCTGCTTCGGTTTGTCTTTGAGTTCCCTTAGTTGATACCTGAACAGCACCATGCTTTCTTATTTGTTCTTGAAGGATTCCAAGTTCAACTTTCATGAATGCAGCTTGCTCAATTAGGCTATCAACTAGTTGTGTTTTGGTTTCATCAACTGATGAAAAAAGCGACCTTAGTCGCTCAACCTCAATGCTCACTTCTTTTATTCTTGACATTTCAATACCTCACTTAGTTTACTCTTTCTACTACCTCAACGTTTATGACTTCAATCAAATCCTCTTCAGGAATGATTGCTAATCCACCCCAAGTTCCATGTAGTCGATCAAGTCCATCAATGTATTCGATGACTCCTTCACGACCGTTATAATGGTCTTCACCCTTCATTTTAATTATTCTAATTTTATCTCCAATTTTGAACATGTCCATAACCTCCCTTGGTTAGTAATATATATC